GACCCTCACCATTGTTTAAACTCTTAAAGAGTTCTTTCAAATGATATTGTTCTGCTGTCTGCATTGTTTTTTGATTTGTATAAATTAGAATAACCTATTTGTCAAATAAAAAGGCGACCCATACCTGAGCCGCCTTAATTTAAACTTAATTTATACTTTGATCTTTAAGACCTTTAGCAACTTCAACAGCTTTATCCCCACCCATAGTTTCTACCATTGCTCTTACAAAATTCATTTTTGCACCAGCTCTATGATCCATGTTGAAGTTTGGTTTTCCAAAAAACTTTTGCATTGCTTTTAAAAGTCTTTTAGATTCTTTTTCTTCTTTTGAACCAACATATATTGAAGTTTCATCAATATAATATTCAAGGAAGTAAATATACCAAGTTTGATATTCTTCCTCTGTTACATCAATTCTATTAAAAGATTTTCTGTTATCAATCTTAAAATATTTTGATGCCATTATATCTAAAAGTTCATAAGCTCTTTTAGATTCATTGTCATAAGTTATATCAATTTTGTGCATTAGTTCTTCCCTTATGAACCAGCTTGATATTTTGAACTTACGTGTTTTCATTTTTTTTCCTTTGTTGTTTTTATTAATATCTTACTATACCATATTGGTAATGCAATGTCAAGTATTATTTTTCCTTGACTGTTCATAACTTTTTTGGTAATAGACTTCATCAACAGAAAGGACTTATGAAACTCGAAGATTACATTAAAAAAAATAAACTTAGCTACTCAGAAGCAGCTAGTCAATGTAAGATACACAATATAAATCCCTCGACAAATATGTGGCGGTATTCAAAGGGTCAAAGAATACCACGCTATAAAGAAATGGAAAAAATATATCTTGGTACAAATAAACAAGTTGAACCCAATGATTTCTATGACTTCGTTAAAAAAAATTAAATACAAAAGAGTTCGTATCACTTGGTATGACATAACTGCTAGTGATGAAACATGGATGCACGAAGATAATATAACTAAGACTAAGCTATCGGTCTGTGTTGATGAAGGCTATCTTTATAAGAAAGATAAGAAGCACGTTTGGACTTTCTCAGGTTATTCTGTAACTGAGGATGGCAGCCTTGATGTATCAAACGTCAATGTATTTCCAAGATCAGTAGTCAAAAAGATTGAGGTTATAAAGTGAATATATTTGAAGGTAGAAAAAGAAAATTAGTTGTTATTAGTTTAGGAGCTGGTGTTCAAAGTTCTACGATGGCTTTGATGGCGGGAGATGGTACTTTACCTAAAGTTGATTGTGCGATCTTTGCAGACACAGGTTATGAACCTAAGTCTGTTTACAATTATTTAGATTATTTAAAAGATGTACTTCCTTTTCCTGTTCACGTTGTAAACAATGGTAATATTAAACTAGATTTAAAAAGTTATATAAATCATAATCAAAGGATGCCTACTGCACCTTTTTTTACAAAAAATGCAGACACTGGTAAAAAGGGTATGCTTCGTAGACAATGCACAAACGATTATAAAATTGTCCCTATAAGAAAAAAAATTAGACAATTGTGTGGTGTTGGATATAAAAAACATTTTCCAAAGGATCAGTATGTTGAGCAATGGATAGGTATTTCTACTGATGAAATCATGAGAATGAAACCTTCGAGAGATAAATATATTCTTAATAGACATCCATTAATTGAAGCTAAATTAAATCGTCAAGATTGTATTAATTGGTTAAAAGAAAAGAAAGTTTTGATGCCACCAAAATCAGCTTGTGTTTTCTGTCCTTATCACAGTGATAATTTTTGGATTAATATGAAAGAAAAAAATCCTCAAGAATTTAATGAAGCTGTTGAAGTTGATAAGTTTATTAGAAAAGGTAATGATAAACTAACTGATGAGTTATATTTACATAGATCGTGTGTCCCGTTAGATGAAGTAATTTTTAAAAAAAAGGATAAATCTAAAGAAGTTGATATGTTTAATAATTCGTGTGAGGGTTTATGTGGAGTGTAATACGATGTAATAAAATGAGGATAATTACTTTCATATTTGTGGCAGTGATGCTTACCCATTGTAGCAAGATAGAAATAGGTGATTGGACTTACGATCCTAAAACTGCAATGATGAGAATAACCTTTGGGGTATCTAAGTGATGACTTATGAAGGTATCTTTGATGATGTAAAACTACATGATGAGATTAAAAAACTAAAGAAACTTATTAAAGAAAAAAACAGCTACATAAGATTACAAGACAAAGAAATAGATACACTAAAGGGACAGATTGATCTTAAAGATTTAGAGATTGAGATGTTAAAAAAGAAGAATGGCTAGATGGACTTATGCTTTTAGTAATGGATTGTATAACGATTGGCATAGACAATATGAAGGTCTTGCCGGAATTGATGTTGATTTTATAGAAGTGTGTCCTGTAAAGGGTTGTTATGAACCACTTGCTATAATTGAAACCTGTTATGACAAAGGACAAACCTATAAGAATACAACACTTGTAAAGACCCTCTCAGACCGCCTTAGAGTACCCGCATTTTTAGTTTTCTACAAGAATGTAGGTCAGGGTAGCCTAGCTTTTAGGATCAAGCGTCTGCACGTTCCTAATGCTGATTATGAGTATATGAATGAAGATGAATGGGTGCGTGAGCTATACCAATTACAAGAGGATCATAAGGACTGTTGCAAATATGCAACACCCCACATATAATTTATGGAACGCAAATACACACCACACATACGATTACCCTTTTCCATCTTTGCCAATCCTAAATATAAACAAATTCCTGACACATTTAAGCCACATTGTTTAGTGCTGTTAATATGTCTATTAAAGTTTGTTAATGCTAAGAATGGTAGGTGTTATCCTAGACGTGAGACTATATCTAGTATGTCAGGCTTATCCCATAGCACATTATATAGAGCCACAATACATTTAAAAAAGGTCAAGATTATACAGATCAAGAGATTACCTTCAACACTTTTATACACAATAGACCCCGATTTTATTTATGGTGATCGGTCTAATAGAAAAGTGAGTGGTCAGGGAGACGTATCTGATATGTCTGATAGCTTACTATATAATAGAACTAATACTAAAGAACTATCTTTAATAACTAAGATAGTAATTGAAGAGAGTAAAAAGGGTCATGACCATAATAAGTTAATTACTCGAATAGCCTCCCTCCCTGCTAATACTTTAAAACAAGCCATTATAGATAAAGATAATATATGGTATGCGAAGTTGGCTTTAGAAGAAAAGTTAAGGTCGGAAGAACGGCTCGTAAAAATACCTAAAGGTATTGTTGATAACGTAAGAAAGAAAACTAATTACTTCTATAAAAAGAAGGTACACGAAAATAAGGTAAAAGATGGTCGGAAAGCCAAGACAAAAAGTTTTCTGTCAAGGAATAACAAAGACTCATAAACGACCTTGTCAGATGAAGGGTTATCCCCTTGCTAATGGAACATATAAGTGTAAGTATCATGGGTTCAATAATATATTAGGTTTTAGGAAACCAAACTACAATGACGAAACAAGGATCAGACAGCTCAAAGGACTATACCAATTCAGAAACAAAACCCATGAAGAAGTCAGTCAATACTACTACGACAAAGTCAAACCAAGAATTAGAAATAATGAAAAGTCTAGGTACTATCGAAAGCAATCTTATCGAAGGCTTAACCTTAACAGAAATATTGAAGGACAAGAAGCTCAACCCCTCACGTATCAGCTTGATGAAGTTCTACGCTATCTTAAAAAAAAATCCCGACCTAAATAGTAGGGTATCGGAAGCCAGGAAGATCGGTATTCAAACCTTAATTGATAAACTGCTGCAAGTCTTTAATCATCAAGAAGTAGAGAACCCAAACCAAATCTTATGGATAAGAGAAAAAACCAGGTTCATTCAGTATCTTGCCGGTAAGCTAACAGATTTATATTCAGATAACAAACCTATCAAACAGAATATAGATCAACGTATGACTATAACGTGGGAGGATAGTCCCGATCTTATTGATGTAAGTACAGCCGAAACTGTACCTACACCACCAAAGGAATAGTTAATCGTTTTCTTTAAATGTAATACTAACTTCACATTGAGAGCCAGTATGATGATGTAATCCATCATCTAAATCTTCCATAAATTTTATAAAACATTTAGCTGTCATACCCTCTTCACTATCAGCTTTAAATAGGATTTGGTTTTTCTTTTGTTTATTTCCTTCCCATTTAGTACCTATTTTTTTTACTGTATATTTATCAATGTACATGGTTTCCCCTTTCTTTTGTTTTTATAATGAGTATAAATAACACCTTTTACACTCAATATATTTAGTATCATTAGCTTGGCTAACTCCTCTAAATCTTTTTTAGTCCCAACCTTTTGAACGTCTGTATTTTTTCCAATAGTCATTTTTCTTTTTATCCTTGTACCATTGCCAACCCATGACAACAACATAAACAATAATTAATAATATTAATTGCTTCTCGCTATTCATATTCTTGTTCCATTTTTTTCAAAGTACCAATCATTTTGTTCGCATAAATCGTTTACTTCCCAATCCTCTGAAGTAGCTGCAAATCTTTCTTCATAATATAAATGATCCTCATTCCATACATTTTTTTCATAATTGTTTTTCATTTTATCATATTGTTCTTTTGAAATTTCTCTTATATCCCCACCATTTCTGTCTATATATTCTCTTGCAGTTATTTTTGCATCATCAGTTAATTGTGCATATTTATATTTTTTTATCTTCATTTGGTGTAAGTACAACGCTTCAAATATTTCTGTTGCCATATCTACCTTACCAAGTAAATAATGATCGTGATAATCTTCGCATTTATTTATATTATCTATTTCAGTATTATCTAAATGCTCTTGGCATATGTCTTTTATTATTTGTAGTTGTTTCTCGCTACTCATTTATCCCCTTTTTGTTTATTGTTTTTCTGATCTATGAACTTCATGACATGAGAACCCAAACGTATGCTGTATTTAAATGGGTTCATAGCTGTCCAATTATCTTGCGGATCGTTGTTAGATAGATCAACCCCGCCTTGATTAAAGGTCTTACATTTTTTATTCTTCATGTAGTCAATGAACCATTGAGATAGTTTATTTTTCATCTTCCCCCCTCATTGTTTGGTAGTTGTAGCATAAACTTTATGCCGAATAAGATCATTATGCTAAGACCTATCCAGGTATGGATGTGTATAGCAATGATCAGTCCTAAGAACATTGTCGCAAAACATAATGCGAAATATATTGCTTGTATCATTTTTTCCCCCTTGTTAAGTTTATATTAGTTATATTTACCAAATTGTCAATAGTATTATGCAACATTTTTTTCAAATAGTCTTTCATCATAGGCGTAATCATAAGCAAGTTTTTGAATATTATAATCTAAATAAATTGCTTGACCCGTACAAGTACGACCCCACCAAGTCCCTAGATCAGTTTCTAAAACTGGATCATCTTGTTGTTTCATTTTAGAAATAAACCAGTCCGAACAAAGCCAATATTCAAAGATCTCTTGTACATCTTCGCCATTGTCTCTTATTTCTTGTATTTCTTCTTCTGTCTCTACATCATATTCAGATTTTATAGTTTCATCTGATTTATAATAATTAATATGATCTTCTAGTGATATAATCTCTTTAGAGATTAACTCAGATACAAGATAAGATTGATTAAAGATAATATGATTATCAATAAACTTTCTTGTTATGTCTTGCATTATTCCGCTTTCAATATCATCAAAAGCTATTTTTTTTGTACTCATTGTTTTTTCTCCTTTGTTAGTTGTGGCTGTTATGCTGTCGCAACATTTAAAAGACTGCCGATATTCTTCACCACGTTTTTTATATATTAACCATATTGGTTATATTATTAAAAGTCAATTATATTAATGTTCAAAATGGGTCAAAGATATTAGTGTGATATAAATGCAACTGTGATACTTATGCAACACTATGAGATATATTTATAATATTAAAGATGAGCAAGGGAACAAGGAAACATTACAAGCCATGAGTTATAAAAAGCTATTGAAACAATTAAACAGTAAATACAAAGAAGGCGAAGTGATACAAGTTAAATACAAGAATAAGAAAGATCATGACTTGCTTAAATATATTAAGATTGAGAA